GAACAAGGACTTCATCAACTCACTTGGGCCTGTCCGCAAGTAATCCGGCGGCTCGGACAGGAGGATCGTCACACCCAGCAAACGGGTGAAATCCGCTAGTTCAAACTCCTCGCCTTCCAAAAGAACCTCTACAGGCACCGGGTCACGCTTGAGATTGAAGGTGCCGGGAACGCGCAGGATGCGTGCAGCGTCCGCTGTGACGCTCATGTCGATCCTAAGACCTTCCTCCCTGCACAGCGTCTTGAGGCGCTCCGCAGTCGGCTTCCACTCGCTGCGGGTCATAGAGCGCGAGGTTATCCAATAGGCATGGATGCCGTAGCCAGAAGACACGATGGTCGGCGTGGGTAAACCCTTTGCCTCGCAGAACACCGACAACGCCTCCAAACCATCAGCCTGTGCCGCGTATGGCTTACCTACACCACAGTCGATGTCAACGTAAAACGATTGGAGCGCATGAGCATTGGTCGTCTTGCGACCGCCGCTTTCCTCTTCAAACGACGCGCAAGCAAAGTAGGCGTTATAGGACTGCCCCGAGAGTTCTTCTGCCTTGGCTACCGCACCGGGGATGTCGCGGTAGAAAAATGTGCGGGGGTTGCTCCCCTCTTTTAATCCGACTATGCAGTACACCCCATCAGCGGGAAGTACCTTTTCCATAAATGTCGTTGTGTTCATGTCTTTCTCTTCTTCTAATCTATTCCCATCCCCCGCTAGTTAATAACGCTTGAATCTTCTCGCCATAGACCGCCCTCGGCTCCGACTTGCCGGTAAACCACTTGTAGATCGTCATTTTGGAAACCCCAAAGTACCCCGCCATATCAATGGCGGGGATGTCTCGACTAATGCAGTACCGGCCTAACCGGACACCGAGGCTATCAGACGCTCGACGGTTCGCGTCGATGATTCGCGCACTGTAGCCTCGGTTATCCATTTACTCGTCGTCCACTTCAGTGGCGGCGGGCTTGCTCTTGTTGGCAAACTTCGCCAGCACGGCGTTGACATCGGGCTTTTCCGCCAAGGTTTCCTTCTTCTTCGCCGGCTTAACCTCCGGCTCGCTCTCTTCCACTTCGCCACCGTTCGCCTTAATGGCGTCCTTCAGCGACGGAAGCGCCTTCTGCCCCTTGTCGGCCTGATAGACAGTCATGGTGACCGCCATCTTGGCCTCGGTGGACTGCCCGTGCTCGATGAGCTTAGGCAGCGCCTCACGGCTCGGGAAGCCGATGGGGGCGAAGAACAGCTTCGGCGTATCCGCGTCGTCGTCAAACGAGATGCGGGTAACCAGACGGTCAATGGAATGCCCTTGCGATGCAACGTACTTGAAGTACTGCTGATACGGCATGTGGGAGATGTCACCCTTGCCGAAAAGAGAAGTCGCCGGAATCTCCAGCATGTGAACGCCGCTGTCGATGTCGTCAGCCAACACCACCGCAATCCGCTGCTTGAACCGGCAGGCACGAGTGTTGCCCTGACCGCTGCCGGCGATGTTCATCGGGCAGTCGTTGCAGTTCTTGTGCTGCGGGTTCTCCACGCTCGGGTGCGGCACCTTACTGTCAGCCGACCAGCAAGTCGGCGGGGCGGCTTCCGCAGTCGGGTCATACGTCCCTTCGTAGTAGGTGCGGGACACATCCTTGGCGACGTTCACCACGATGACATCCAACTCGTCCTTCTTCTTCGCCACTTCCTCGCCGTTGACGACCAGACGGAACACCTTGCCACGGATGGAGATGCGCTTGTTTACGCCCCCCATCTTCTGCATCAGGTCTTTGGTCAACTCGGACTGCCCCTCCTCACGGATGTAGTCGGGGACGAGATTGGTGCTGAACGGAATCATATTGTTCATCTTATTTATCCTTAGGATTTCTTACGAATGGTAATGGAGTATTCGGAGTCCACGTTCAAACCTGCGGGGTGCAAGTCTGGGTTAGCCTCAAGAAACTCCTTCATGTTTGACTGGTGGATGCGCTTCTCAAGAAGCTCGAAAGCATCGTGCTCCTTCATGAAGCTGTGAATGGACGCCCAGTCATTCGTCCAGTACTTCTTCTTCACGCTACGGATAACCGTACCGTGGCTCGTGCGGATAGAGTCCGCGCCGATTACTTTGCAGAGGTCTTTCAGTGCAACGGTCAGCACCTCCATGTCGGCCTCAATCTCGGCAACCTGCTGCGCCGTAACGCGCTCGATAGCCTGCTTCTGGTCTCGTAAAGCGATGAACGCTTCTACGATGGTGTCTACACCGTATTCATCAGTAGCCATGTCTTGTCCTCTAATTCGTTGTTATGTGCGGATGGTGAAGGATTAAATTTACTGTGTCAACTCCTCCCGGTACAAATCAATCAACTTTGCGTGGTCACCCAATTTCTCCCGCAGCATGCGGTAGATCTTCTGTTCGATCTGACTACCCACAATGTGTACCACCGTCATCGCGTTCTTCTGCCCCTGCCGGTCGATACGAGCGTTCGCCTGCAAATAAATCTCAGTGCTGGTGACCGGCGCATACCAGATGATGGTGTCGGCGGCAGTGAGCGTGATGCCATGCGCCGCAGCGGCAGGCTGGATAATCAGGACTTTGATGTCGTCTTCATCTTTGGTCTGAAACCGCTGGATGATGTCGTTACGCTTGGTCGCGCTTACCGACCCCGAGATAACCTCGCAGGGGGTATGTTTGCTCACGAGGTGAGTTTTTAACAGGTCGATGGTATGTGTAAACGGAACGAACACCAGCACCTTGTGCGACGCCTCCTCAATGACTTCATCCACCACGCTCAAACGGTTCGATACGTCAAACTCCACGGTCGCCCCGGAGTTGGTATACACCGCGCCACCTGAGATTTGCAGGAGCTTGTTGAGATTCACCGCTACGTTGGCCGAGGTGATCTCCTCCTCCCCAGCCATGACCAAAAACTCCTTCTTCAAAAGCTCGTAATACTTCTTCTGCTGCGGCGTCAACGCCGCTTCCCGGTCGGTGTAAGTGATGGGCGGCAAATCCAAACAATCTTTCTTCTCAAACCGAATGGCAGGCTGCAAAGCCGTGTGGACAATGGTCGATGCATTCGGCTTCGGAATCCACTTGAACCGGGTTATCTGCACCATGACCGACTCTTTGAACGTCGTGTAGAATTTCGGGACGTTGTGCGGCACGCACATCTTAGCCAGCCCATAAGCATCCGCCGGAGACTGCGCCGCAGGCGTCCCTGTCATCATCCAGAGCCATGTGTTAGTGGTCACTAACTTGTTCATCGCCTTCCATCGCTTGGTGGTCGCCGTCTTGTAGGCGTTCGCCTCGTCAATGATGATGAGGTCAAAGCCGCCCTTCGCAATCTCGTCAGCCACGATGGAAACGCCGTCAAAATTGATGATGACGTAGTCGTAGTCGCCTCGGATGATTCTCACCCGCTTGTCTTTGTCCCCGTGGGCTACCCCGACTTTGCGGTGCATCGCGAAGTTGAAGAGGTCGCGCTGCCATGCGGCTTGCATGATCGACAACGGACACACCACCAGCACTCGCTTGATGGCGCCCTCCGACATCAAATACTCCGACGCCCAAATGGCGCTAGCGGTCTTCCCCGTGCCCTGCTCGTTGAAACAGAACGCTCGGTTGTGCAGGGTCAGAAACTCGGCGGTGTCCCGCTGATGCGCCATCGGAGTAAAAAGCCCCGGCCACCCGTAGTCCCGGCGAATGGGGGATGGGACATTCTTGAAATTCAAATACCGTAGCCATTGCGCTTCTTCTAAATCCCACTCTACGGCAACCGTAGAAATATCGTCTTCTTTGCGTATTACTTGGCTTCGTTTGATTGCTTTGGTGATTTTATCGGGGTTTCTTGTGCGTACCGCAAGGTACTTGTCTTCAATTATTTCCATTATTTTTTCTTGCGTGAGACGTTCTTTTTAATCGTGTGGTCGCTGTTTCGGTAAAAACTCCGATTGTCGTGCGGGGATTCAAGCCGAAGATTCGATAGAGAAGAGTCTCCACCTTTGCTAAGAGGTTTAACATGCTCTATGTCTTTACCTTTGCGCTTGATAACTTTGCCGTCTTTTCCGGGGTTGTCGAACTCGTACCGTGCCCGCTCTCGGGCTGCACGGGCTGGCCCCTCACCTCGGGCCTTCTGCTGCTGATATTCTTTTTTGTAGGGTCTAGGTTTGTTGACGTAAGGCATAACCAAACTCCTTCTCAAAGTCTGCTTCTAGTTTGTCGATGATGGCATCTACATCGGCGTCAGTATCTGCCAATTCCGCCTCAAATTCTTCCTTCAGTTCATGCAGCAGTCGTTTTTTATCTTCTGGTTTCTTCATATCAACCTCTACCGTTGTGCTCACAATCCAGTACGGGGCAAAACTTACGACAAGTAAAATTGGGGAATGGGTTCCAGATGTCAGTGTTATAGCATTCATCTAATCGTTGAACGTCTTTTACCCATTTACCCCAAAACTTTTGTGCGTCAGCACGATGCACTTCAATCGAAATAAACTCTTTACTGACCACGAACAACAAGCCAGCGTCGATGGTATCGACATTAGGAAAGTGCGCGAAGACCGCCAAGGCAAGGAGTTCTAATTGGGCGGTGTCGGCGTAGCGGGCAGATTTGCCGGTCTTATAGTCAATGAGCAGCGCGGTCTTTTCGTTGGGACGGACTACCAATACGTCGGCAATCCCGCGCCACCAGACATCTTTTGCCAAGAACCCGCAGGGCTTCAACTCTTCTGTAAGCCCCATCTTGTGCTCGTAGTACTTATCCCCCGGTGACTCAATCAGGGTGTCTACATAAGGTTTTATGTAGTCGTACTTCGCGGGGATGGGGACACCATCCCGGCCATACTCTTCAGCGGCTTTGTGTACGGCATTGCCGTAGATCAAATGCTCGGCCTCATCTTCTTTCACATCTTTCAGAACGCGCAGCCTGTGATATTTACGGGGGCATTGCTTGAATAGAGAAATTGAAGAATAAGACCAAGTACTCATTTGTTCCGCGCTTTCTGAAGTTTGTTTCGTACCAAAAACATCAATTTACAATTATCCAACTCAATCTTTGTTAGCAAAGCCAGCGCAGTTACAGCTTCTTCTTCCGTAACGCCAATTC